AACGGCCACGCCTGATCCAGGGCGCCGCCGCCGACATCGAGGTTGTCCGCGAAGGCGTTATCATCCTCCGCGACCGCGTCGCCGTCCCACTCGGTGTAGGCCCGGAAGCCGAGATGCAGGTCGGCCGTCGCCGCGAACGCGGTGGTGACGATCCGCGAGAGATCGCTCATGATCCGGAGCGGCCCCGGCGGGAGCTGGATCAGGTTGATCTCCCCCGTGCCGGCCCCGGCTGTGTGGGTGTAGCTGAAGGACCGCAGTCGGAGCACATCCCCCGTCACCTTGCCGACGGTGACCCCGGTCTGCTGGTTGTACTGCACGCTCCCGGTCGGTGATCCTGCAAAGGCGCCCATCTCTGACTCCTTGGCGGTAGCGATCGCCGTTCGAGGTGGCCGGGCCGTCGGGCCCGGCCACCGGTGCCCTGCGTGACTACGCCGACTCGTCGATGTCGCACTGGACGACGAGCTGTTCCTCCACGCGCACGGCGCCCGCCGAGGACGCCGCGTAGACCTGCATCGCGTCGTTCAGGTCGTGGCGCACGCTCATCGACGTGTAGATGTCGATCCCGAGCGCCAGGCCGACCGCCTGCTTGTGCCAGAAGTAGCAGGAGCGGATGTTGCCGGTGATCGGGAGCCGCGTGCTCACGATCCAGTTGAACGACATCCAGGTGCCGGTGAACCGGCCTTCCTGGATGGCGCGGAGATCGGAGAAGTCCCGGCTGGTCGCCTGCGTGGTGCCGAGGAGATCCTCCAGCCCCACGGGCGAGATCGCAGCCCACCGATCCATGTAGGGCACGTCGGCCGCGTTGAGGATCCGCAAGGCCTGATTCACCTTGGAAAAGGTGAGGCCTGTCCCGCCGTTGGCGATGAGCTGCGCGGCGGGCAGCGCGACGGTACTCGTGGTGTCGTCCGCCGCCACGGCGACCGAGGTGCCGCCGAGCGCGGCGATGATCAGGTCGTCGTGGTAGCGGTTGATCGACTCCGCGTGGTTCGTCGCATAATCGTTTTCGGGCTGGATGAGGAGCTTCGGCTCGTCGTGGCGATCCAAGATGATCGCCCCGCCGCGATCGCCGAGGGTGGCCCGGCGCCGCGAGTGCTCCGGGTTCAGGAGGGGCGTCGGCGCGTGCCGACTGGTGATCGGCGCCAGGTCGGAGGCGCCGAGGCGCTCGAAGTTGTAGGTCTTGCCCCGCACCCCCGGCTTGACCCGCACCGCCTGCCGGAAGCGGGTGACCCGCTGCGCGACGAGACGATGCAGTTCCTGGGTGTAGGCATGGACGAATCCGACGTCGATGGTCTGAGACACGGCGCAACTCCTGTCCGGTCAGGTCGCATTACGTGGCCTGAGCGGTGGATAGTCGGCCGTGCCGGTCCACCTTGCGCCCTTGTCGCGGGCGCTCCGCTCGCTGGGTCCTCTCCCCAGCGCCCCCGGGTCCCTCGCGGGATAGTCCGGGTCTGTCGTGCCTACCGCGTGACGACCACCTCCCGGCCCTTGGGGCCGGCGGCAATCCGGTTCAGCTCGTGATACTGCGCCATCACCCGCTCGTGGAGTGGGTGCATCGGGTGCCAGAGCGGGGAGGCCTTGTCGGCGCGGAGGGCGTCCGCCTGCCGCTGCGCCTCCTCGGGCGTCATCCCGCCGGGGATCGCGTCCCCGTCGATGTAGCCGTGCTCGAGGAGCCCGGCGCCGACCTTGGCCCACGCGGCGGCGAGCGCGGGATCGTTCGCCTGCTCCACGATGCGGTCGATCACCTCCGGCGGCTCATCCCCCAAGAGGCGATGAATCGCCTGCTCGGCCAGGGCCTGCTGGCGCTTCCACCCCGGCGAGTCCTTCGGGGCGTTCCAGCGCGTCTCGAGGGCCTTCACCGCGTCCGCGAAGGCCGCGTTCCGCGCCGCGGCCTGCTCCGCAGTCACGCGATCCCGGAGGCCCAGCGCGTACTGGGCGTAGGCCTCCAGGGCCGCTTTCAGGACCTTGGGCGTGGCGCCGGCGGCGTGCAGCGCCTGGATGGCCGACCCGACGGCAGCCGAGTCCCACGGCACGCCCACGTCGGGGAGCTGGACGCCGTAGGCTTCCAGCGTCGGCTCCTTCGGGACGCCGAGCCGGGCGTGAAAGTCCGCCCACTCCTCCGGTTTCGCGTCGGCCTTGGGCACGCGGAGGGCGTTGCCGACCAGCCGCTTGGTCTCGACGAAGGCGCGCGCGAGGGCCGGGCCCGCCTCCTCCCAGGACTGGCCCTTGATGACGCCGAGCGAGGCCTCCGCCTGGAGCTCCGCCGGCAGGCCGGCGCGCCAGTCGCTGACGGGCTCGGGCGTCGGGGATGGCGTCGGGCCTGGATCAGGCGTCGGCTCATCCGCCATGGGCGATCCTCATCGGCGCGGCCGGCTGCGCGGCCGACGACGCCACCTGGGCTTGCGTTTCGGGATGCGCGATCTCGTCGAGGCGCGACAGGAGCCAGTAGGCCCCGGCCCGCTCCTCGACGGTCGGCAGCTTGCGAATGAAGCGGATGAGGTCGTAGCGCACCAGCGGCCAGCGCGCGTCTTGAAAGAGCTGATAGGCCTGGAGGACCGTGCGATCGCTCATGCCGCCCGCCCTCCACCGGTCCCACCCTGCAGAACCTCGAGCGCGGGCGCCGCCCGACCGGCGGCCTCCGCGCCCCGAGCGATCTGCTCGAACTGCATTGCCTGCGTCTGCGCCTGCTGCCGCTGCGCGCGGATCGCGGCCACCTGCTCGGGGTCGCGGCGGTAGGAGGGCGGCAAGCCCGCCGTCTCCGCGAGATCGCGGGCGATGAAATCGAAGTCGAACGTGTCGAGCACTTCGGGATGCAGGGCCGTGACCGGCTGCAGGAGTAGCATGACCTGCTCGAACCCGGCCAAGCGCACGCTCTTCTGGCTCCGCGCGAGCGGGCCCTCGTACTCGATGTCGAGTTCCTGCCCCTGGAGCTGCGGCGGGGCCGCGGGGATCGCGCCGGCCGCGGCCAGGAGCCCGAAGCACCGCGTGATGAGGGGCGCCAAGAACTCGGCCTCGAAGCGGCCCAGGGTCGGACCGAGCTTCTGCCGCATCAGCTCGAGGCGGCGCTCGACTTCCGTCGCGGTCATCTGCCGGTCGAGCAATGGCTGCAACTGGTCCCAGAAGAACACCTGGCGGATGTCGGTCTTCAGCTCTTCCTTGAGCACCTGGGTCAGGTCGATCTTCGTCCCGCTCTGGAGCGGCACCCACGCCACCCGCGGATCGCCGTCCACGGTCGTCTGCGCGCCGGGTCGGAGGTCCAGCTCCGCGAACGTGGCATCCGAGGAGACCAGCCCCGGCGGGTCAATGGCCTTCGAGGCCGCTTGGAGCGTCAGCTCGATCGCGCGGTTGAGCGTCCGCAGGTCCGGGAGCGCCGTGTGGCCCGGGCCCCGGCCCCAGACCTCGCCCGTGGTCTTGCTCCACCGGGGCACGAGGACCGGCATGTTGTCGTAGCCGCCTTCGTCGAGGATCAGGCGCTCCCGCTTGGCGAGATAGACCGACGCGATGGGCCGATGCAGCGCGTCCCGCCGCTTCGGATTCTGGACGGCCCGCGGGTAGATCGCGTGGAGGACCTCCACTTTTTTGTCGGGTTCGCGCGTCACCGCCTCACGCCAGTCCTGCGGGAGCCTGGCCACGCCGAACTGCTCGGCGGCCGCCCGCACGGACACCTGGAAGTGCCGGATCACGGTATCGACGCGGCCCATCGAATTTTCGGCGATGACGTAGGTCCCCGGGGCGAGGGCCCGGAACAGGAAGCCGTTGAACCCGGGCCGGTCCTTGGGCTGCTCGTCGACGAAAAGCGCCGCCGTCCCGAACGCGCCGAGATCGAGATAAACCTCCCCGGTCTCGCCGGCAAAGTTGGACTGCCGGAGGGCCAAGTAGAGAATGTCCTCGACGACCTCGAGCCAGTCTTGCACGGCGGGATCTTGATTGAGCGCCTCCTCTCGCACCTTGAGCGAGAACCAGCGCACCGAGCTACTCGTGAGCGTCCCCGCCATCGTGGCGGCGAGCAGCTCGTTCGCGCGCACGCCCACGGTCGTCCAGAGACGGACCGTCAGCTCCTCGCCTTCGGTGCGCCGGTCCGTGATGATCGCCTTGCGCGGGAGCACGTAGTCCGCGATCTCCTGCGTCACCTCGTCGACAGTCGCGCGGCGCGCCACGAGCGTCTCGTACCGCCGGCAGAGCCGGTCGGCGTCCGGGACGCTGGACTCGCGGATCGCGACGGCCATGGGCTACCCCAGCACCCGCCGCCCACCGCTCGGCGCGGTCACCGCGGGCACGAGGCCGATGTTCCCGAGGTCGGCGCCAGTCCCCGGCACGGGCTGGCCGAGCGGGCTCGCCAAGATCGTCGCCGCCCGCCCGCGGCGGCGGCGGATCCGGGCGCGCTCCGCGGCCACCCCCTCGTCGGCCTCGAGGTCCCGCGGCACGGGCGGGGGGGGCGGCGGCGGCGGCGGACTGCCGCCGCCGAACCAGCAAATGAGGGGGCGCCACCACCAACCGAACGCCAAGCTCACCATCGTGACTTCCCCTTCTCCGCGCCGCGCACTGTGCCGGCGTTGATCGAGGCGTAGAAGACGCGTTGGCCCTTCTTCGCGCCATACTTGGCCGTCATGGCGCTCAGGATCGTCTGGCCCTTCTTCGTCAGCGGCATCACGCCTTGCCTTTCCCGGCCCCGACCGGCTCGAGCGGGCCCGGGCCGGTGAAGGCGATCGTCACCGCCGGCCCCGGCGGATCGTACACGATCACATGCACCCCGCAATCCTGGCAGACCGCCCGGAGGTTCGGGCGATCGTTCGCGGGCAGATGCGGCTGCTCGTTCGGGGGCGGCGGCGGCGGCCAGTCCTGCCGTCGGATCGTCACGCGATGCCCGCCAGGCCGGGCCTCGCACTCGAGATGGCGCTGCGGGGTCGTGTGCTGCGGCTGCGGCGCGCGATCCGGCACGAACTCCATGGCTCAGTCCACCCGTTGCACGATGATGTCGTACCGGGCGTTCGCCGCCCAAAACGGGGTGGGCGCGGCGGCGTTGGTGTTCACGACAATGGTCGTCCCGACGGCGGTGTCGGGATCCCACACGTCGGTCGTCGCCAGGGTGAGCGTCACGCTCGTGGCGCCGATCGTGGTGGCTTGCGCGCGCTTGCGGATGGCCGGAATGGGCATGGTCACACCTCCCGCGGTCGGGGGTCTGGAGTGAAGGCCACGAGCTGCCCGATGCAGGTCTGGACAGTGAGGGAGCACCCGCGGCCGACGTGGGGCAGGATCGCCGCATCCTCGTCCGCGCTGTCCTTGCCACACTGCGCCGTCATACGCACGACGCCGTAAGCATCGCGCAGCCGAATTGGCATGCCGTTGACGCGCTGGCTGTAGACGCCGCACCGCGACGCCTCCGGGGTGCCAAGGGGCGTCGCCACGCCCGCCGAGAGCTCGGCCCGGAGATGCTCGCACACGAGCCGACCGGCGGGCGTCTCGATCGTGCAGCAGAGCCCGCAGCGGTGGCAGGTGCCGAGCCAGTCGATCCGGATGTTGCGGGTGCCGCGGGGGTAGGACGCCGCGAGGCGCTGGCTCACAGGCGTTGATCGGTCAGACACCGCCAAGCCCCGGGCCCCCCAACTCATCGCGCCAGCACCGCCCAGCCCGCCGGCTTCGCGTCGCCCCGCTGGTAGCCCAGAGGGTTGAACGCCGTCCGCGCCTGGTACGTGCGCGAGCCCCGCATCTGCTCGCTGTGCGGGCGCGTCGGCGCCATGCCGGCGAGCAAGTAGGCGAAGGCGTCGCCGAGGTCCTCCCACGGGTGGTTGGGTTTGGCGGGCAACTCGCGACGCGCGCGCCCGTCCGTCGCCTGCGGGTAGTACCAGCGGCCGTCGAGCGCGCGGATGAGCGGGAGGGCGTCCACGGGGTCGAGCTGGAGCGCCGGCTCGCCCGCGCGGGCCACGTTGAACGCAGCGAGCATCGGGTCGCGCCGCCCCGCCCACGACACGGGGCCAGCCACGTAGTGGCCAGGGAGCTGCGATCGCAGCACGCGCAACGGGGACGAGTCGATGTCCCCGAGGTCGCCCGTCTCGAGCGATGGATCGTAGCGCGCGTACAGCAGCTCGCGCCCGCCGCGCTCGAGCAGCCACGGGGCCGCGCGCGCCAGCCAGGGGATCACGCAGGACTCGACGTGCTGGCGCATCCCGGCGTGCTCGCTCGTCAGGCTGGCCACGATCCGCATGCGCCCGTTGAGGTACTGCCCGATCACGGTCGCTGGCGTCAGCCCGCCGTCATGCGCCATCCAGACTGGCTCGCCGGGCGTGAGCGTGAGGCGCGTCGGGCTGACGTGGAGCGCGCGCCGAAAGCCGGTGGCCACGCTGACCCCGAGCTGCACGATGCCGGGCTCGCCGTCGAGGAGGCGTCGCACGAGGTCCGGCCGAGCTTGCAGGGCTTGGGCCCACTCGGCGCGCTGGGCTGCGGATGCGCGCTCCCCAGGCGGCACGCGCACCGTCGCGGTCCCTGGGTGCGGCTGCCCCACGAACCGCTGCCAGGTCCAATGGTCCTCGTCGGGGTAGTTCAGGGTCATAATCGCGGGGTGATGATACGAGGGCACGCGCTGCGAGGTCAGCGCCAACAGCCACGCGCTCTCGCTCAGGCCCGAGCTCGTCACCATGAGGGCCGACGGCGCTGGCTCCTCGGCCCACACGCCCGTGGTTTCCATCCGCACGCGATCCATCGCCCCGGGGTCTTCGACCCCGAAGAGGTCCAGCGCCACGAGCGCCTGGTCCTGGACCACGAAGCGCGCCTGGTGATCCTGGTCCGAGAGCCGCCAGAGTCCGTACCAGCCGGGATCTTGGAGGCTGCGGACCGTCTTGAGCACGTGCGCCCGGAACGTGTCCGCAATCCCCATCCACCGCACGGGCAGCGCGTAGCCGCGGCGATGGTGCTCCTGCGCGTGCGCGACCATGACCCCCAGCGCCCCCCAGGTCTTGCCGTCGCCGCGCGCCCCGAAGCAAGCGACCTCACGCGCCGGAGTCTCCGTTGGGCCCAAGCCCATGCCCGTTGCCAGGGAGATGAAGCGTGAGACCGTGCGGGTGAAGCGGAGATCGATCGTGCGCCCGGTCGGCGCTGTCGGGGGCGACGATGACGACGTTGACGCCGAGGATCGGCTGGGTGCCGTCGATCGAGACCGCTTGGACCGGCTTCCCGATCGCGCGGTCGAGGATCGCGTTCGCGGCGAAGGCCCGGACATGATCCGGTTTCCCGTGGTCGATGAGCCAGCCGAGCCGACGGATCGCGCGCGGGGCGAGCGAGGCGGCGAGAGTTCGGATGGCGATATGGCCGGCGGGTCGGCCGCCGGGATTCCCGGACTGCCCGGGTCGGAAGGCCATGCGACTCTACCCTCGTTGTTCTGAACTGACACCTGTTAGCCCACGACTATCAACTCCCTACGCTGTCACAATGCCCGTTGTCAAGCACAATCTGTGCTGAGACGGTGCACCGGATTGCACACGACCATGCAACAGATTACACACAGTCAGCAGGTTGATGCACAGTCGCCTCTGCGCCAGTCAATGAACTCGCGGAGTTGCGAGTGGCATGCAACGTGCTAGGTTTGCGTGACAGAGGAGGGACGATGGACACCAGCGAGCGCGATCAAATGGACAGAGGAGGGACGATGGACACCAGCGAGCGCGATCAAATGGACGAGCGGGACGAGCGGGACGCGTGGGACGCGCGATACGCGCGGTACATCGACGCCCTGGACGCCGCGGGGCGTCTGGACCGACCCGGCCGTCGGGTCGGTGTCAAACTGCTCCCCGATGGCCGATAC